AATTGCCCAACCACTTAACATAGCCTTATTTTGACTTTCTAATTTTTCCATCTTTTTAAATGCGTGTTCCATTATCCAAAGAATCATGGCCAAAGCCATAAGTAAATCATCATGAGAACCAGCTTGGTGGTCTGGTCTACCATTTACATAAATAAATGTACCCATCTCAGATGTTAATCTACTAGACCTAACTTTAATACCATTAGTCCTAATCATTAATTCCAAATTTGCAATCATTGGTAATCTAACACCATTCACATTGAAACCTGGGGTTTTACTATTCTTTTCATAGAATTGTAATTGACTAGCTTTACTATTAAGTATTTTTCTACCATTGGGGTCCTCATAATGTAAATATTGATAATCTAATTCAATTAATTTTAATACGGTTGCAACACCCATACCACCACAGATATCAACTACCGTGTAAGCTGCATATAGATTACCCCATTTATAAACTAACTCACCAAGTAAATCTGGTGCTATCATACCTTGGTATTCCATCACCTCTTCCATGGTGGTCATATCAACAATAACTATTGTAGATGAATCTTCCCCATCACCTCTAGCAACATCGACACCCATACCATATTGGTGACCAACAATTGGTTTCTCCCAAATCCAAAACTCACCCTCTTTACCATCTGTATAATCTGGCTCTCTAACATTATGTAATTCTTGGTATAAGATATCTTTATCTGCGATAACGTTACCACCAGAACCAAGGAATGATACATCAAGCTCTTGAGCAATCTTTCTTGGATTTTGATGAAGTGTTTCACACATACCCTCATACCAACTAGATGTTGGTTTAAAACCATCCTTAAGAAAATCATCATACTTAAGTTTATCGTATTCTACTTCATCAAACGCATCCTCAATCTCACCATCTTCACCTTCTTTAATCCATCTAAGGTCTTTGTTATAACGTGGGTCTTCATACCAACGCATTTCAATTATATTATATGTATCTTTAGTTTTAACCTTTGTGTTCTTAGCGTGGTCATATGTTTTCCAATATAATGAATCCTTACCATTAGGTGTAGAAATAAGCATTGCTTTACCACCAGTTGCACAAGATGACATCGCTGCCGAATAAACATCGATACCATTATCAATAAAGGCTGCCTCATCAAATATTAAGTGTGTTGGTGTATATCCCCTAAGTGCATCTTCCGATGTTGCAACGGCAATAACTTGTGAACCATTAGGTAATTCAATCTCAATCTTAGAATCGACAACAAAGATTGATTTCTTTTCAGCATCTTCTGTGCCATAGTATTCTGGACCCCATATCCACCTAGGTAATTGCTTAAGATAATCTTTAATACCTTTTAAGAATTTTTGTGATAATTTAAGTTTATTCGCAATACATAGGATAACCTCTGGATTATCTGGGTCAGCGAAACCAGCTTTAACGGCCATATAAGCCTGTGTAGTGGTAGATATACCCGCTTGCCTTGGCTTGGTAACTAAATTATACCTATTGTCCTCATAAGCCTTAACAATCTGTTTCTGTCTTGGGAATAATTTAAATGGTACGAAACCCTCTTGAGTTTTATCAAAAGTTTCTATATATGTTTCTATTGCATATATAGGGTCTTGTATACATTTAGCATATTCCTTAAATATTTCGGATGTTGTTAGCATATTCTTTTTATTATAAATATGCGTTTATCACCAAATAAGACTAAAAACAAAAAAGGCCCACTAAGTGAGCCTTTCTTTTAAAATAGGTCGTTGATATCAATACCATATAAATCATTCAGTGAGAATCCATCAGAATCATCATCACCGATTTCATCACGATATTCATCTTCTTGAATTCTATTCTTACATCCCTCAACTAATTCATTGATTATATCTTGTCCTAATTTAGTACCAGCCATAATCTCTCTCATACTTTTATTAAATTCGTGAACAGGTAATGCTGCTAATTCTGAATATATATTATGTTTTAAGTGGAAGTCTTCTGGTTTGATTAGTTTTGTGAATCTTTGATATAAACCTGGTCCCAATCTCATATCCCATGATTCAGCGGCCAAGAAATCAGCCTTACCAATAACATACTTAGCAATATTATCATCTTCTGGTAATCCATGTGCTGAAAGAATCTCCATAACACCCTTAACTAATTCGTGAACAAGTACTGGGAACACCATACCTTGTGCGTGAATACAACACTTAGGTTTTTGCTCTGTTGGTAATGTTACTTTTACAATACCACCAGCAATTGTTTTACCACCCATCTCATTATCCTCAACCTTCATAACATCATGCATATCAGATTCAACAAAATAACAGTAATCAGCCGCAGCCATAAGTTTACCGTATTTAGTCATAAGTCTTGGGTCCATTGCTGTTAATTCATCGTTTACCATATGATACATATGTGATGATTTTTGAGCGGCACCTTGTGTCATAGCATTAAGAAACCTTCTTTTATATACATTATCATTTGCATTCTTAATTTGGTCATGGTCTTGAAATTCAACTTCAACCATAGTTGGTAACTTTTCTTTTTTAGTCCCTTCCATATTAACCTTATCAGTCAATTCAGCAGTAATTTCAACCATATCTTCTGGTATGTTAAATTCTTCCCTAATCATTTTAATAGCCAATTCTTCCAATTCTTTCTTGTGAGAACTTTCTATTTCCATACATTCCTTAATAAGTGGATATTGAATACCTTTAACTTCATCATTATTAATGGTTTCACAATCAAATTTTTGTTTGTAATTTTTCATTACTTCCTCAAATCTATCAGCAATAACCTTTTGTTCAAATGTCTTCTCATCACTTTCTGGAAAAATAGGATGGTCACCTAAAGAATGTTTTCTATCTCTAAGTTCTCTCTCCAATCTAGGGTCCATTCTTTCTGTATGACCCTCAGCATAACGAATACTTTCATTAATCTTTTTACTAGGAGTCTTTGCTTCGTTTAAAGCCTTTTTCGCTAATTCTCTATAATTTAATTTCATTACTTAATATCTTTTACTTTAATTGTCTTAATAACCTTTTTACCTGTAACTGTTTCAAACAATTTATTCTTAGTCATTTTAGGATTAGTATTTTCAGCAACAGTCTTTAATTGTGCAATAACACTACTAAGTTTTTGTTTAGGTACACCAATCTTCTCTGCGAACTGTGCAATCATTTCACTTTCTTCTGTTGGATTATCAATCTTATCTAGATATGGTGCGATTGATGACATATCTAATTTATTCATTACTTTAGTAACATCAGCTTTAAGTTTAACTGGGTCATTTGTTTGTTGTTCATCTGCTTCGTCAACTCCATCGATATATTTCTTACCCATTTTTAATTTACCCTTTGGTTCACCAACTGGTATATCCTTTCTACCCATTGGTAACTTACCTTTAGATGGTCCAGTTGGTATATCCTTTCTTTTTAATGGGATTCCTTCATTCATACTTTGTTCTTTCACAGGCATTGCTCTAAATGTTAAATCATTTACGTTAACGTTATAAGAACTTAAGAATCTTCTCATTTCTTTTTCGTTATTAGTTAGAACCTCTCTACCACCTGTTCCATTATGCATACTTACTGGTGATAACCCCCCACCCTTTTGGATTATTTCTTTAAATTTACCAGAGTTTATCATATCCCATAATATGATTCTATTATCGTTAGCTACAGCACTGTTGTTAGTTGAATGGGTACCTAAATACTTAGCTAGAATTGATTTCACATCATTCATCATCTTATCAACATTACCACTATTGGTTAAATCATATTCACTAGTACCTTCCATCAATCTACCCTCTTCCTTAACTGGTTGTTCTTCACCACCTTCCTCAGCGGCTAACTGTGCCATAAGTGCTCTGTATTCTTCGTACTTATCAGCTTCAACTTCTGGACTCATCCCATAATCAAGACCATTATTTTCTTGTTTTATTTTTGGACGTTTAAATGGTTTAACTTCTGGATTAACCTCTTGTTTAACCTGTGTACGTTTAAATGGTTTAACTTCTGGATTAACCTCTTGTTTAACCTGTGTACGTTTAAATGGTTTAACCTCTGGATTAACCTCTTGTTTAACCATAGGTCTTGATGACTCAAGTTCAATACCGTTTGATTGACCCAACATACTAGCAATTTCATTTTCATGACCACCTAATGTACCACCCACTGAAAATAAGGAAGCGACCACTATGTTATCAACAGTAGGTTCAACACCATTACCTTTTAATGTCTTGATTATATCATTAACTCTATTAGTAATATTTAACCCACCTTCACTCTCATCCACACCTATGAATCCAGATACGTAATCCTTAGCAGACTTATCATCCGCTAAATCTAATGAGTCTTTAGCTGTTTTAACTAA